GTGTTGTATTTGATATATTTCCCTAAATCAACAGCGGCCCATCCAGAAGTACTTGCTTTGAACATCTTGCATTCTGTGGCTCCGACGTTATCTCGAAGTGCATAAGTAGCGCCGTTATATACCCAAACACCTCGTATAGGCCCTGATCCAGTTACGGTCCCTATCTTTGATCTTGCCCGTTCTATTGCTGCTCTTGTGTAGGTTGTGTCAAGGGCGTCAGTGGTTGCCCCTAAAACGTTAGCTACAGCTTTAACAACCGCTACCGTAGATGCGCTAACTTGAATATTTTCACCTACCGCGAAAGTTCCTGATAACAAAGCTACAACCATGTAACCAACAGCATCGTTACCAGCGTAAGAGCCGCTCTCTACTACCGAATTAGCGATAAGTTCCCCTGTAGCGCTAGAAGTTGCTCCCGTAATTACATTTGTATCTACCGTGGCCGTAGTGCCAGCGTTGAACTCAAGTATCCAATAAAGGCTTTCTGATGGTTTGGTTCTACCGTCATACCTCTCGTAACCATCTATTCTTCTGTAACCACCTTCTGGGTACACCTCGTAGTTCTTTCCATATAGTAAGCTACCGGGTGATTGCGAGAGCGCCGGATCAGTAAGTATCTCTCCCCCTTCAAAGGGGAAATACCTAGCCGTCATCGAGGAGCCGCGAACTCCAGCCCTACTTATGATTTGGTTGTATAAGCTGCTCATGCTGTTGTAATGGTAATCTCGGTATCAGAGGAAGATAGACGGCGAGTTCTTTGATCTGGTAAGGAATTAGATTCCAGCTTATCTAGAACGTCCGCATATTCAGCAGAGGCACCCACTAAGATATCTGGCGCTTCCTCACGCTCTGCCCACATTGTTTTAGCCCTAGCAACAATCACCCTATGGAATTGCTCTGGTATTGGAGATACTGTTGCGTTTGCAGCCATTCTCGTGGGTGTTTTCCAATAGTCCGCAGTGATTGTGTAGGCTTTATCAGGTGGGGCATCAACAAATACATTTTTATCCGGCTGGACTACAACATAAGTTGGTAAAGAGTTTGTGGCCACGCCCTGCCTGTAATCAGACCGCCAGTCGGTGTAAGACAGTGGGGTCAAAAAGGCGGAGGCATTCGTGGTGTAATCAAGGTAAAACGACCTCATGTCCCACGTCCCTAAGTCAGTTGGCTTTGCGGTAGCTGGGGCAGCCACACCTGTTGAGAGGGTGGATGAGTACTGAGCCCATAGAAAATCCCAGTCATCCCATAGGATTTGTATCTGGAAATCCGCGTCGGCAACAAAGTCTATGATGACTTTAAGTTGTCCTTCCTGATTTAGGACTGTCGTAGGGCCAGTGCCGGATACTCCGACTTCTTGCCTAACGGTTTGACAAAGTTCCAGAAATGTCATTCTTTAGTTTCCTGTGAAATACGATAGCATCCACCACTTTGTTGGGGTCGATATTGGCTGCACATAGTGAGCCACCTGTTTTTTGATCTCTGTTGCAAGTCTTAAATCCGTAGTGCATCTTGTGGCACGGGTAACAGCCCACCCCATCTGGAGTGAGTGAGGTAGTATTTACCCAGTGCTTCGTTAAGTTTTCTTTTGATGAGTGGCTTAATAAAACAACCTTTGCGACATCTTCTGCGCTCACCGCATTCAGGACCCCGGTTTCTGGGCCCAAAACTAAGTCAACTGTCTGAGCAAACGCCAGAGTGTTTCTGAGACTCCATTCACCGCTTCTAAGGAAGACTCTCTTTTCTTTTTCCCAGCCAACTTCCAGCATCTTGCAGAAGTCGTCTCCGACCATGACAAACCGGACGTGAGGCCACCTTATAAGAAAGTTAGCCATAACAGCGTCCATGTGCGGGTATGCTTTATGAACGGCTGATCCAGATAGCGCGATCATAACCACGAACTTGTGGGGAGCCAGCTTCATATCTTTACGCTGCTTTTTAACCCACTTCTTTTCCAGCTTGCTCGGGTAAAACTTAGGACGGAATTTATGCTTCACTTCAGCCTTATCGTGAAGTGCTTCCCCGTAGTTAACGTTCAATTTAGCGTGGCGTTTATCGTGCGACCAGTTGTAGATGTCTTGCCCTTCCAGACATAACAATTCTTGTTCGACAACACCACCAAGATTTATGAACTTATCGAATAACGGAGTTATTCTTTCCCAGTACGGACCTAGTTCTTCATTAGGTATCTGCCCGGTATCTTGTATTAACATCTCGTCTACGTTGGGGTCGTGAGCAAGTATCTCTTTCGACCTCTCTGTAGCGTTTACGCAAACACTGTAGCCTTGTTTTTTAAGTAACGGGAATATAGAACTTATCTGGAGAGCGTCTCCAAACCCACCGTACCTAACAACACAGACAGTCTTATCCCTTTTGCCACCTAGTTCCTCGTCTGTTAATTCTTGCCATTTCTTTTTCGGAACTATTGTCCGTTTCATTTAATTAATATTGCGGCACGAATCTTTTGTCTTCGCTGAATCTATCAGCGGATTTCATCCTACAAACTTGAGCATCTTCATCCCATTCCCATCCTTCTTTTCTCTCGCAGAGGACTTTTCGTTCCTCTACGGTCTTTTCGTTATGCTCTTTTTCAATGAGGCCCCATTCCGTCATCAACGCTTCAAGTTCTTTTTCCGTGTCTGTTTTGTGGTAAGCGATACCAAGCGAATTAAAAAGGCCCTGTATGGCGGAAATCCCCATCAATGGTAACCCGGTGAGTGATCCCAACAAACCCTGTGCGCCAGATGTGTTCATTGTGAATCCCTGAGAATTGATCATTCGGGTGTTTAGGTCAGCATCTCGTTTAAGAGTGTCCTTGAACTTGGCTTGGTAGCCGAGAAGAAGTTCTTGAACCTGTCTCTTTGTTTTGTTGTCTTGTTTCCTGAACCCTTTCCAGAAGCCTTCCTTGAATGTAGATATTTCTTTTATCTGGCGCTGCAATGCAGCCATTTCGTCTATAGAAGAGGCTGACATCCTCATGTGCCTTTGAGCCTGTGCCCTTTTAGAGTTCTCAGTTGCCATAATGGCTTTGCTTACAGGATCGAGATCGCTTTCTTCTATAGCAACTTTATTTCTAGAGAAATCCAGAGTCTCGTTGATGTCGATCATCCGAGCAGCGTTAGCCGCCCTCTTTTCTGCGAGTGCTGTCTCAGCTTTGGTTACTTCCTCTCTATCATATTGGGCTCTCTCAAGAGTTGAGAGCCCCTGATCCATGTCGGTTTTTATCGCTGATTCAAAAAGAGACCTATTTCTGGCATCGCGCTCTCGCACACTCTGGCCTTCCAACTCTGTGTAAGCTGCTTCAAAAGCCTTTTCATCATCAATAATAGTGGCTTCTTGTCTGGCCTTTTCTTGCCTACTTCCATACGTCGTCCGGCTAGTAGCAACTTGCGGGTCCCGTTGTGAAGTGACCGCCATAACATAAGCACCAACAGCGTCCTCCTGATCTTTGGTGGCTTGGCGTGAACCCACAGTGACCGACTGACTAGGGTCTCCAGATTTGTATACGGGATCGCCTTTGTATTGATCGTAGGCTATTAAGGAGTCTTCATCTTTATCTTTGGCTTTGTCAGCAGTGAAGTCGTTTACAATGCCAGCAGCAGATGAATCTATTTCATCTCCCGCTACAGTGGTATCACCAGACGCATCTGACCCTTGCACATTAGCATCGCCGCGATCATCTCTGTCATCTCGATTATCGCCGTTGCCTTGATCTCCGTTGCTTTGATCGTCTTCGCCTACTGTATCGTCTTGACCAGCGTCAACACCAGTATCAACATCTACGACATCGCCTTCTCCGCCCCAAGCCATAATTTATCTCCCGAAACGAATTGGTATCGCTCTAGTAGGCCATGACCAGCCCATTGATTCGGGTAGATTGATATCTTTGGGAGAAACAACACCTGTTTCCCACTCATTACCTTCTACATGATGGGCAACCAAAGGCTTGGATGAGGATTCATAATCATCGTATGAAGTACCAACATCGCCATAACGACAAGCAATAGTGGACTTTTCCATGTCTTCAACTCCCTTCCAAGGATCAACTTCTTTCATCTTTGGAAGAGGGCTCTGTACTAAATTTTTTTCTGCCATAATAATTTCCAAAAGAAAAGGGGCCCGAAGGCCCCATTCCTAGTTGAGATTAAGAGTTTGGACCGCCATCAAGACGAGTGCCGTTAGGGGCGCTCGATCCCGTGCCAACGCCTTCTGGACGCTGGTTAGGACCCTTTGAAGCAAGACCAAGTTCTTTTAGTGAGTCATCGATTCTTTTCTGTTCGGAAAGACCCGACTTCACACCTACACCTTCTGTTGACTGTGCCATATAGCCCCCTATGCCTTTGAATCCCACATAACGATGCGGGACTGTGCAGCGGTAGAGTGAACTAAACCAGCACCACCAAGGTAGTACCACGCGATACCCCTCGCCCGACCGTAGTCAGACGGGATTTTCCCGCGAATCTCCTCTGGTATAGCTACAGCTTCTGCAACGGTGTCTGCGCCAAAGAATACTGCCCAATCGGACAGACCTCCAGCCCATGCACCAGCCGGTGTACCCATGCCAGTGGCAGAGCCACCTTTCGCACGGAACGTTTGCTCAACAAAACGCACACCTTCGTAACGACCAGTTTCACCATTACGGATCATCTGGAACCCGGTTTCGACATACTGATTGATCGTTTCCAGATCGTTCTTCAAGGTACGGAACGTTGTGGGCCATGCTATGCAGAAGTAGTCGTCTCTTTCAAAAGAGGGTATATTGCGCTCTTTCATGACGTCTACAATAGCTTTGATGTGGCCTTTACCGAGAGCAACCGTGTTGGTTAGCGTCGCCGTTCCATCTACAGTTAGCGTTACCGCACTTGTAGACGTACCAGCAGTTGCCACAACACGAAGCAAACAAGTATCAATCTGATCTGCTACCAGACCATCGAGAACCTGTGCTGCGTCGATCTTTAAGACCTTGTGGATTATTTCCTTCACAGGATGTTCTGAAAGATCATCCAGTTTGGAACTGAAAGGAATTGAGTTGCCATATTCCGTGATGGACATGGTTCCTTGGGTTATTGTGAAATTGCTTTCGGCAATCGCAGTGTTTTCAGTTAACGCCGCACCGCCAGTCGCAACAGTGGAGTACACGTTCCAGTGGAAAGTGTCACCTTTGCTGAGACCTTGGTGTGCCGCATCTTTAACGTCCGCGAACTGACGAAATTTCACAATTGGCCGTAAGGACATACGCAATTCCTTGGACAGATTAAGGGCATACATATAGCCACCAAGGCTACTTGTCCCCCATACTTGACCAGCCATTTGCTTGTCTCCTTTAGACTAAAAAATGAAATTAGAGATGATTAAGCAAGTTGTCCCCTGCCTTGTTTCATCTCCGCTATGATGTCGGAATAGGTTTGCTCAGTTTCGTCATCCCCTATATGGGCTTTAACGTTTCTGGGCACAACTTCATCCAAGTTCTGCTTGCGCTGTGCGCGAGACTCTTCCCTCGATCCTCCGCCCATTGCATCAACCTTGGTTTTCAACCAGTCCTGTGCATAATTTGCACATTCTTGCATGATGTCCCAAGGATCACGAGTAGGATTCTCTGAGTAAAGTTCAGCAGAACGTCGGTCAGCAACTGCAAGCATTCCTGTATCTTGAGCAACGTCAGGATATTCCGAATGGAACATCTCAACAGCTTGCTTTCGACGCATTTCATACCCGCGTTCTCTGGCCTGTTTCTCCTCTTCCCGCATTTCGGCTTTGGTCTGCTCGATGATGCTGCTAACATCAACTTGCTGGGCCGGTTGCCTATCTGCGGAGCGAATCTTTTTAAGCAAACCGCTTGCTTTTGCTTCATCGCCTTGAAAGAGGGCATCGTGGTATTGCTCGTATAGAGCGTCAGTCGCGTCCGAGGATGGCGATGCTTCTTCTTCACCAGCGTCCGTAGCGGATAGCTGGCGTGTTTGGGCCTCTAATTGGGCCCGGTAGGCGTTCAACTTTTCTTCATAGTCTGCCAACTCTCGTTGACGGTCTGAAGCCTGTTGAAGCCTTTGATCTGCGGCTGTGTTCTTCTGATACTGGGACACCACTTGCTCCCACGGAACACTTGTGTTCTCTCCATTAACTTTGGCATTGACGTACCAATCGTCGCCCCTGCGCTCTAATGGATTAGAGAAATCTTCTTCTACTACTGGATGGGTTTCGCTTTCTTCATTATCAAGTTCATCCTGAATTACAGTTTGACTTACAGCTTCAGCAATTCTTTCAATTTCAGATTCGTGGGAATCTAGCGCCACTTCCTCTGCATTTCCTTTGTTGTCCACGTCCTGTTGGATAGCGTCCATTTATTGCTCCTGAATTTCTGAGAGAGTTATCTCTGCGTGATTTGCTTGGTTAATAGCCTCATCCAGCCAAGTTGCAACTAGAGAAGGTAACCTTGCTCGAAATTGAAGTTCCCTGATCGTATCCTCATCGTTGGCATCTGCATTTACCCAAGCGTTAAAAGCCTCTTCTCGGGCTTTATCCGCTCTACCTGCAATGTATCTACCTAGAGGAGATTTCAAGAACTCCTTTGTTTGGAGGCCAAGCCGCACCTCCGCAACTAACAAATCCATTTCATCCATTAATCTGTAAGTCCGGGCGAAATATTATTCAACCGTCGTTTTTCCATGCGCTCTTCTAGTGCGCTTACTCCGTTTGATGCCGTATCAACAAATACGAAAGGGATAATTCCGTGAATTAAAGCAGCAACCGATAATGCAATAAGGGTTAACGAATAAGATAAAGCGATTGCGGCATGAACAAAATAGTTCTCTCCAGTATCCTTTAAGTGATTCATCCTTCAGCCCCCTGAACCATTCCATATTCATCGTTCATTAAAACATCTGACATCTGTTTGCCTTCATCGTTTCCGGGCGATATACCAATATCAGCATCAGACTCAAGCAGCATCTTATGCACAAGAGCCTCTTTCTGAAGTAGTAACTCACCCCTAGCTATATCGTTCTTCTCTGCCTTGAGTCTCGTTTCGATCATGCTTATGTTGTTCTTGATCTCTTCGATAGACTCTCTAGAGGCAGAAGCGATCTGGGTAGAACCAATATCACCCATAGCTTTCTCTCTTGCGGCTTGAATATCAGACTGACCCTTGATTTGAGCGGCCATTATTCTGCCCTGAACCTCAAGTTCCTTGGCTGCGCCCTTATCCGTAAGCTGTTGGATAGCCGCTGCCATTTCTTCAACCTGCGCCTTCAGTTCAGAGAGGCGGTCCTGTGGCTCTTCTGCGATAAAGCGTTTTGCATCTTTATAACCAAGCGCCCCAAAAACCTCTTTTGTAACTTCAGGTTGGTTAAGGGTCTGTATGATGTCTGGATTTACTTCAGCCATCGTTCGAATACCCAATAACAATCTTTCGATCTTCCTGATTGGGTCCGTTGCTCCAATACCCACGTTCACGCCGACAGTCATTTCGTGACGCAACAGACTATCTATATCTTGAGAAAACCGCTGGAAGAACCCTGAAACTTCTTGGTTTTCCTGTTCTGATTTGTTCGTGGCTACCGCTACAATAACTTCGTCAGTCTCGTAATACTGCTCCAGTCTTATTAGCTGAGATAGAACCGGCTCAACCCATGTTTCTGCGAAAGTTCTGATCATGTACTCGATCATGGTGTTCGCCTGACCGGACAGCATCTCCATACCACCAACCGTCTCGTTCATTAAGCGATTAGATTGGACTGTGCCCTGTGAAAAGGTTCCAGCTATGTCGTCAAAGTCTACGTTTAATCTATCTTGCTCCTCGTAAGCTGAAGCGGTGATATCTGGCGTAGAAACAACGTTCACGTCCGTCATTGGGTCGTCCATCATCACAGAACCACCCGGTACGCTTCTCTTCAGGGCGTTGATGTCTATGTTTG